CCCCTATTTTCACCCCTCCCCGGGGGTTTTCTGGGTGACTATGGTTTCATAAAGTCCTCCTAAAGTTGATGAAAGTCGATTAGACTAGTGTGAATCAGGTCTCCCCTTACCTAGAAGGCTCCCTGAGAGGGGTGAAGGTAGTACAAAGGGAGGGATAAAAGATGAAAGATATTTTAGACAGTATTAGGAAACACCTACCTATAGTTATACACTATGGACATGCGGTGGTGCTGTCGTTAGGAACAACCTTATTTGGTCTGCTGTTGCTCATAAACAACCCAAAGAATGTCATAGATCGGGTAGAATTATTCCCGTACCAAACCAGTCTATATTTTGGAACGGTGATGATGTTCTTGGGACTTTTAAAACTAATGACAGTATTCAAACCAAACAATAGGATTAAGAAGTGGTCGTTGATTGGAATCACATTGTTATGGCTAATAATAACTTGGGCATATTTGTCGAACGGAACCCAAAACACTGGTTCAGTCATGGCTATAACGCTTTCAGCGTCATGTTACGTCGAACTGTGGAGGGGTGATTTCAGGGATGAATGAAGATTTATTTACATTAATAAGCACTGTAGTAGGAGGTACCTTTCTAGCGAATGTTGTAGCGAATCGAAAGAACGTTCTAGATGACAAACAAAAGATAATAGACCAACTACAAGAAGAGAGAGCACATTTCTCTGATGAATTAAAAGTAAGAGATGTTAAGATAGACGAACTATATATACTAATCCGAGACATTGAACAACGTAACTTAGAGATTCTAAAAGAAAAACATACAGTCGAATGGGAACGGGATAAGTTATTAGAAGAGAACGGTTTACTAAAAACCACTATCCTAAATCTAGAACGACGTGTGTCTCATTTGGAGAAGGAGGAAAAAGAATGGAAGAACTCTTAAAAGATTTAGTAAACAACTCCACTGCATATTTGTTAGTTTTAATCCCAGTAATCAAGTCATTGGTTGATTGGGCTAAGAAGACATTTGAATTAAAAGGACTATACCTTAACGTAGCACCAATGGTAATCGCGTTAGTGTTCACATTATCAGTAGGTGTATATTTACAAGGAGACTTATTAGAATTCGCTATCGCCGGTATCCTATCTGGATTAGCATCGAGTGGTTATCATGATGGTGTTGAGACGATAAAAGGAGGTGAGTAACATGGTAGACTTCAAACGCAAAACTGTAAACATGTTTAAAGGTGTTGCTGATTGGCGTGGTATGCCGAAAGGTATCATGATTCACAACGACGCTGGAAACCCCACAGGTATTGGGTATGAGGGCTGGCTAAGGACTGCTAGAATGAACAATCCCGAAGCTGGGTTCGCACACGATTATGTAGACTCAACAAGTATGTTAACTGTCGAAGACATTAACTACGGAGCATACGCAGCAGCTAATTCAACATACAACCGTAACTATCATCACATTGAAATCTGTATGCAGTATAACTCTAATGATCAGAGATGGTCAGAGAATACAGAACGAGCATTGATGCGTGCTGCTGAAGTTTGTCACATCGCTGGAATCAAACCATCACGTTCGACTTTCAATTTGCATACATGGGTATCAAGATTGGGTACAAGTTGTCCAGAACGCTCAGCTAAACAATTTGGTAGCTATACAGCAGCGTTACAATACTTCATCGACAGAACTAAATACTACATGACTAAAGGTAAGACTATCGAAGAGATGATGGGCTCTAAAACACCAGTACCTCAAACGCCGACTAAGCCAATTGAAGCGCCTAAGTCAGACTTTATTCCAGGGACTTATAAGTTTAAAGAGACCGTAAAGGTTAGAAGTAATCCAGACGTATCATCAGGTTCGGACACTGGTCTGAGATACACTCCAGGGTCTACTGTTAACATTGACAGAATCGTCGCAGGTAAACTGTATGTATGGGGTCACTATATTTCATACTCAGGTAAAGACCGTTGGGTTGTCCTTAAAGACAACAGGAAGAATCAGAACTATGCTGATTTACAATAAGGTAGGTGATTAACATGGCTTCAAAGAAGAAGGTGGATAATGCACCAATCCTAGACTCAATTGCTAAGGAAAAAGCGCTTACTGCTAAGGCTATTACTTTAGTTGAGAAACAATTGGAGGAAGGGACTGCACCTCCGTCAGTTTTAATGCATTATCTAAGACTCTCGTCATCAAGAGAGAAAGAAGAACTCAAGAAACTACGAGCTGAAGTGTCATTAGCAGAAGCCAAGGCTATGGCAATCGTAGAAGGTAAGAAGGAGGAACAACTCATGAAAGAAGTATTCGAGAAGTTCCAACAGATGAGTGGAAATCAATAAAAGCTACTCTGAACTGGCTAAATTGGAATCCTATAACGAAAGGTTAGAGTATTTGATGCTTGGAGATGGTAATGTGAGTTCACCGAGACACATGTCTATGGCGTTCTACCACTCCAAACCTTGGCGAACAACTAGATTAAGCATCATACATCGTGATATGGCTTTTGACCTAGGGACTTTCGGTATCTGGATTCCTGGAAGAATTATAGTCCATCATATAAACCCTATTACCGAGGAAGACATCATAAACAATAGTTGGAAACTTTACGACCCTGAGAACCTAATCTCTACGTCGGAGTTAACAAGTAACATAATTCACTACGGAGAACCATTCGAACCGTATGTTGAGAGAACGGTAGGTGATACAAAACCATGGTTGAAGAAAAACAAATAGATACAATATTATCAGACGTAGCAGACAAGGTAGGAGTAAGAGACAGTGAAGGCGACTTTGACAACGATCTCTTAGGGTATATCAATGCTGCAATAGCAACCCTATTTCAAAATGGTGTAGGAAGTCTGATAGTCGCTGATAAAGACACTACTTGGGGAGAGTTCCAGAACCCAGCCCAGAACAACGATTACTTCGCATTGGCTCGAAATTACGTCTACTTAAGTACAAAAATACTATTCGACCCACCACCTCCGTCCAACGTACAATACGTTAAAGGTGCACTAGACGAAGCATTGTGGAGAGCTAGGGAAGGATACAAGGAGGACAGAAATGAGTTATGATTTAGACGATATCATCGAACACTATGGTGTAAAAGGTATGAAATGGGGAGTTCGCAAAGGCCCTGATAGAGTTTCCGCTAGAAAAAAGAATGGTACAAATACTTATACAGACATGGATGGTAATACCTGGACGACTACTGGAAATATGAACCGCGCTAAAGAAAAAGAACTTAGAGCTAAGTCTGAAAAGACTGCTAAAGCGGATAAGAAACCCGAAAAGAAAAAGTTAATTGTCGGATTGACTGAGAACTCAAGGAGTAAAGATAGAAGACCATCGAATATCGCTCCAGGATTAGGTGGTATAGCTATACATCTAGCAGCAAGACATAGTGAGAACAAAAAATTAAACAATGCTATATCGAAATCAATGAACACTCCGATAAAAGATATTGATAAAAAGAGTCTTAAATATGCCCGTTCCGCTATGAAGGCCTATACAGATGTCCGAATGGCTTTCGAAGGCGAAGACAAAGAATACAACATCACCGAATAGGAGGTGTTTCTATGAGTTATGATTTAGACGACATTATAGAGCACTACGGAGTCAAAGGTATGAAATGGGGGGTTCGTAAAGAATACGAGCCTGTCGATAGGCAAAAGCCAAGCGCGAAACTAATCAAATCCTCGAATAAGGTATTAGAAGCTGTTAGAGCTGGTACATACGCCGGATTGGCAAAGATTAATCCCAGAGAAACCACATACGCTATAAAGAAACTATTCACCAAGCACAAGACATCGGACTCAACTATTACTTCTATGTTAAATCAGAAAAGTAAACAAACAGGTGTAGTCACTACCGATGAACAATTGATGAAAGTGTTAGACAGAGAAGGTATTAAGAAACACCAAGAAGCAGTATATGATAACCTAGACGAAACCGACATTGGACGATTGAAAAAGTATACAGACTCGGCTGCCTATTCTAGAACTATCAATACCTATCTAGCAACAGGTCAACCCGAACATGTGAAACAAAAATCTGATGAACTTAAAGAATCTATCAGTAAGAACAAGTTGAATGACATGGTAGTTTACCGTTCAACTAACTTAAAATTCTCAACTGATGGATTAGCTAAGAAACTTGACTCTATGGGTGAAGATGAACTAGGTAAAGCTTTCGGAGACTTCGATAAGAATTTCAAAGGTAAGAGTTTTAAGGAGAATCGAGTATACTCAACATCAACGTCTCCAACGTTTGCAATTGATACTTGGCGTAAAGTAAATCCGAATGCTGCAAAAACCTATAACTCATATCTGGTAATTGAGACTAAAAACACTCCTGGTCTTCTAGCCGATGGTAGGAATGGTAAGGGTAAGAAGTTGGTAAACACTGGTAGTAACCAGGAAGCAATATTGGCTCCTAATAAAATGACCTATAAGAAACTAGCGTTCGATGAGGAGCGACAAATGTTCGCTGTCTATATGGAAGCGGAATAGGAGGTATACATGAGTTACGATGAATTTGTAGAACGAATGGGTAGTTTCGACATGGAACTCCCTACCGATGATACAATCGAACATTACGGAGTCAAAGGTATGAAATGGGGGGTTCGACGTACAAAAGACCAGATACAATCCGCCAAAAGAGAGAGAAGTTGGGGCAACAAAGACCAATCCAAACTATCAGACCAAGAACTCAAGACAACCGTTGACCGACTTCAAAATGAAGCACATATGCAGAGATTAACCAAACAATTATCGAGTTCATATAGTAAGAAATCAGTCCAAAAAGCTTTAAAGTTAAAAGTTAAAGAGTCTAAAGAATTGTTTAAGAAGAGTCATGCATTAAAAAGAGAGTATTATGTAAGAAATAAACTAAGTGATTCCGAATTAAAAGCCAGAGTAGACAGGTTAAACTTAGAAGGTCGATTCGACCAACTATCTACACAGGTAGCTAAAAGTCAGAAGAAACAAATCGACGACCTACTCAAAACTGCAGGGGAATTACCACTATCTGCCCAGTATTCTTCGGCTGTAGGAATCGGTAAAATGTTAAACGAAATCTATTAGGAGGTGTTAGATGGTGTTATCAAACACTGCTACTCCTAGGGAATATGGAAGATTCCGAGAACAGGTTCTAAACGGTGAGATACCCGTTAATGAAGAGATTGCTATGGAAATGGCTCGAATTGATTACTTAATCGAGTCGCCCGACTACTGGTATGATGAAGCAGCCATAGATGGGTTCATACAATTCTGTGAGGAAGAAATGACACTCAAAGACGGAGGTGATCTAAATCTACTACCCACGTTTAGGTTGTGGGCAGAATCAGCGTTCGCATGGTATTATTTCGTTAATGAGAGACGATACAATCCAGAAACCAAAACTATGGAGTACGTTACTATAAAGAAACGCCTAGTTAACAAACAATATCTAATCGTTGCTAGGGGTGCTGCTAAGACTATGTATGCTGCACTGATCCAAGCATATTTCTTAGTAATAGACACGTCGACGACTCACCAAGTAGTAGTAGGACCGACTATGGACCAGGCAGACGAGACACTTAAGCCTATTAGAGCTGCTATAAGTAGAGCTAAAGGAGTTATATTTAAGTGGATGACTCAAGGTTCCGTAATGGCTAACGATAGGTATAAGAAAGTCAAGCTAGCGTCAACTAAGAAAGGTATCCAGAACTTCATCACACAATCACTAATCGAAATTAGACCTATGAACGTAGATAAGCTACAAGGTTTAGGTACTAAGATTAACACTGTGGATGAGTGGTTATCAGGTGACGTAAAAGAAGACGTAATTGGTGCTCTGGAACAAGGGGCTAACAAGGTTCACGACTGGTTTATATTAGCAACCTCTTCAGAGGGAACGACTCGTGATGGAGTAGGAGATACTATTAAGATGGAGTTATTAGACATACTTAAAGGTATCTATTTCAACCCACATGTATCAATCTGGCATTATAAATTAGATAGTGAACAAGAAATTGCAGACCCTAGAATGTGGCCAAAAGCTAATCCAAACCTCGGGGCAACTATATCTTATACGGACTATGAGAAAGATGTTATGAGAATGGAACATAGTCCTGCCACAGCCAACGATATTAAAGCTAAACGTTTTGGTATTCCGGTAGCAGGTCTATCATATTTCTTCCATTACGAAGATACAATCCCGCATGACTATAGAGATTTCTCAGGATATCCTTGTACCTTAGGGGCTGACTTATCTCAAGGTGACGACTTCTGTGCATTCACGTTCTTGTTTCCGTTAGAGGAAGTAATGACTAGTGAAGGACCTAAGACTTACTACGGTGTGAAGACTCGTTCTTATGTTTCAGAAACAAAAGTCAGAAAACTACATAAAGCCATGTATAACAAATACCAAACATTCATAGATGAAGGTAGTTTGATTATTATGCCTGGTCCTGTACTTAACATGATGGAAGTGTACAGAGACTTGGACAACCACATCATAGAGAAGCAATACACTGTCGTTATGCTAGGATTCGACCCGTATAACGCAGAAGATTTTATAGGTAAGTGGGAAAGTGAGTATGGTCCTCAATCTACAACCGTAGTAAGACAAGGGGTAAGGACTGAGTCTGTACCTCTAGGAGAGTTAAACAACTTGGCAAGTGAAAGACTGCTGTTATTTGATGAGTTATTAATGCAATTCGCAATGGGTAACTCGATAACGGTAGAAGATAACAATGGTAACAGGAAACTATCTAAACGACGTAACCACGAGAAGATTGACAACGTGGCGGCACTTATGGATGCATGGGTTGCATACCGTCGTTATCAGGAGGCATTTAAATGAGAATAAAAGAAAGGGCGGTTTTAGCATGGAACGCTTGGAGGGGGAATATACCAAGAGGTAACTTCTTCCCAACAGAAAAGATATCTAGCAGACCGGAACACCGATCTTCGAATGTCACAGCCTCTGATTTTACGTCATCTATATTTAACCGAATAGCAATGGACGTTGCAAATACAGAGATTAGACATGTGAAGAACAATAAATCTAACGGAGACCAGACTATCATTGAAGACGGTCTACACTATATTTTCAATGTTGAAGCCAATATTGACCAGTCAGGAATAGCGTTCAGACAAGACATAGCATATTCTATGTTCGATGAACAGGCAATTGCTGTTGTACCGATAGATTATTGGCGTAATGAAAGTGGAACTATATCTGATATCGAAACTATGCGAGTAGGAAAGATTATTCAATGGTCTCCAGAAGCAGTACAGGTAAGAGTCTATAACGATAAGACTGGTGAGAAGGAAGAAGGTTGGTTCAAGAAGTCAGAAGTGGCTATCATCGAGAACCCTCTATATCCAATCCTAAGCGGTCCGAACTCATCGCTACAAAGACTTGTTCATAAGATGACAATGATGGACGACCTAGACAGACTGATTTCTTCTGGTCGATTAGACATCATCATGCAACTACCTTATGCTGTAAAAACTGAGTTACAGATGAAGAATGCTAAAGAACGATTGGAAAGTATAGAAGAACAATTAAGGTCTGGGTCTAACGGTATCGCATATGTCGATAGTACAGAGAAGGTTACGCAACTTAACAGACCTGCTAACTCTCAGCTACAAACAAGCATTGATTATCTAACCAATCAATTCTTCAATCAACTAGGCTTGACTGAAAACATCTTCAACGGTACCGCTACAGAGGCTCAAATGAGAGTTTACTACTCTAGGACAATTGATGTGTTAGTAGATAATATTATAAAAGAGTTCGATAGAAAGTTTATCAGTAAGACAGCAAGAACCCAAGGACATACTCTTGAAGCATACAGAGACATGTTCAAGTTAGTACCTATTCAAGAAGTGGCCAAGCTTGGTGATACGTTTAGACGTAACCAAATCGCTACATCAAATGAGATGCGTAAGATTGTTGGATTCCCACATCACAAAGACCCTAATGCTGATTTGCTATTTAACCCGAACATGCCTATGCAAGACCAACCGGGTAATGAATCACCACTAGGAATGGGTGAAGAAGAGGAATTACCAGTAGAAGAAACAGTAGTTGAAGAATAATAACCTTGGGTCGCTCACGCCCCCTGAAGTAATTTCAAAATGAGTGAAATCTATTTAGTAGGAGGTCAAACGTATGTCGCAAGAAGTATACGACTTCGCAGGTTGGGCAACCAAAAGCGATATTGTATGTGCTGATGGTCGAGTTATCAAGCAGGACGCCTTTAAAAAGAATCATGAAACAACAGTCCCGCTAGTATTCGAGCATGGTTGGAGAGATCCGAAGAACATCATCGGTCGAGTAAAGTTACAAAACCGAGATGAAGGTGTTTATGCCTTTGGTTACTTCAACGATACAGCAAACGGTCAACATGCAAAGGCGAGTGTCAAACATGGAGACATAGTGGCAATGTCAATCGGTGCGCATAAGATTCAACAAAGTGGTACAGACGTACTACATGGTGAAATCTTTGAAATTAGTTTAGTAGGTAAGGGAGCAAATCCTGGGGCATTAATCGAAGAAGTTATTAGTCACTCCGATACAGGAGAAGAGATAGACACTGGTAAGATTGTAGTCTATTCAGATAACATTATTCATAGTATTGACAGCGTTCTAGAACCTGTAGAATTCCAAACAAAAGGAGAGACTATTGAAATGGCAGAAGAAAAAACTATCGGTGACGTATTAAAGACGTTAGACCCAGAACAAATGCAAGCGGTAGAAGCATTAGTAGGGAACATTATTGACATGGAAGATGAAGACGATACAGAGGAGGATACAACAGTGAAACACAACGCATTCGATAAGACAGAGGACAAGGTAATCTACCACAACATCGCAGGATTTCAAACTGATGTAAATAGAGCACTCGATACTATGTCAGGTTCATTAAAAGGACTTATGGTACAACACGGTATCGAGAACATGGAGTTACTATTCCCTGAAGCTAAGAACTTAAACGAAACTCCTTATGTATATTCTGACATCAACACATCAACAGACCAAATCATCTCAGGGGTAACTAAGTCGCCTTGGGCTAAAATCCGCTCAACATGGGCTGACTTTACTGCTGAAGAAGCTCGTGCACAAGGTTATGTTACTGGAGACCAAAAGATTGAGCAAGTATTCGCAATTGCCAAACGTGAAACATCACCACAAACTATCTACAAGCTACAAAAGATGGACCGTGATAACATCTTAGATATGAAACGTACATTAGATATTGTACCGTTCTTGAACAAAGAAATGCGCATGATGTTAAACCAAGAAATTGCTCGTGCTACATTAGTAGGCGATGGTCGTCCATATTTAGATTTAAGTGGTCAACCAAACCGTCATAAGATTGATGAAAGTCATATCCGTCCTATCCGTTCGGATGATGACTTCTATACAATCAAGAAAACATACAATGACGCATCTACATTCGTTGAGACAGTAATTAAGTCTTACGGAGAATACCGTGGTTCAGGTCGTCCAACATTATTCATCAACCCAGATTTATTAGCAGATATTCAATTGTTGAAGGGAACTGATGGACGTTGGTTAAACATGACTGGTATTCCGTCATTAACTGAATTAGCAGCTCAATTACGTGTTCGAGAAATCGTAGAAACTACTTTCTTAGCGTACGGGGAAGCTATCATCGTTAACTTAACTGACTACCAATACGGTACTGACAAAGGTGGAGAAATTACTACATTTGACGATTTCGATATCGACTTCAATAAGTACACTTACTTGATTGAAACTCGTTTATCAGGTGCTTTAGTTCGTCCTAAGTCAGCTATCTACTTATCTCAAGGAGAAGTTGTTCCAGTTACAAGCATTACACCTAGCAAGACATCAACTACATTAGCAGTAGGAGCACAAGAACAAATCACACTTACATTCGCACCTACTAACGCTACAAACCAAAACGTATCATGGGCTTCATTGGACCACAACGTAGCTACAGTTAGTGCAGGTGGGCAAATTACAGCTCGTGGCGTAGGCGAGACATCTATTAAGGTTGTATCTCCAGATAATGGTATCAACGCAACAATCTTAGTTACAGTTGTAGCACCAGCGTAGAGGTGATTTCAAAATGAGGTATTCTGGCTTAATAGGTTATACTATGGAAGTCGAGAGTCCTCCCGGAGTTTGGAAGAATAGCGTTGTAGAACGTAAAGTATCGGGGGATGTCCTGTCACCAGGCTCCTCCTTTTCTTCTAACGGGCAACAATTAAACGATATGCAGTTAACTCAGAGAATTAGCGTTATAGCAGACGAGTTCGCATACACAAACTTCACTAACATCGTTTATATTACATTCATGGGTCACAAATGGACTATCAGTAACATTCAGATAGCCAAACCTAGATTGATAATGAGTTTAGGAGGTATATATGTTGGGAACTAGACTAGAACTTCATAGCGTTCTTAAGACCTATATGGATAATGTATATTTTAGAAAGCCGTCTAATCAGACATTAAAATATCCATGCATTCTTTATAGGAAACAAGACATGTCTCTAAGGAGAGCTAACAACAAGTTATATTCATCAAGACAGCTGTATAGAATTACGATTATTGAACAGGACCCGGATTCCACAGTAGCCGAGAGAATGTTACAAGAACAACAACTCATTGATTTGGTGGACTATCAGGAAATTGATAATCTTAACCATACATACTTAGACATATATTTTTAGGAGGAATTAATAATGGTAAAAATTACATGGGATAAGGTAACAGAACGTTTATACGAAGCAGGTACGTCAAAAGGTGTCTTATCTGTAATTAACTCTGGAGGTGTTAACGGACCTAACGAAGGTTGGAATGGTTTAATCGGGGTAACAGTATCACCTGATGGAGCAGAACCCAACGACCTATATGCAAACAACGGAATCTACTTAACTTTGCGTTCAAAAGAGAACACAAAGGGTACAATCCGAGCTTATATGTACCCAGATGGATTTGCTGCTTGTGATGGTTCTAAGGAAGTTATTGCTGGTGTACACGTTAAACAACAAGCTCGTTCGCCATTCAACTTAGCTTGGTCTACAATCTTAGGTAATGATACTAAGAAAGAAGCGTATGGAGAAACAATCCACTTGGTATGGAATGCAACAGCGTCACCGTCAGAACGTGCTTATGAAACAATGAACGCTGACCCAGATGCTATCGAATTATCATGGGACTTCGAAGCGGCTGCTATAGGACTAGATGACGCTGAGTTTAACGACATTCAACCAACAGCTTACGTTACAGTTAAGAGCGTAGAGACAAGTCCAGCTTTCTTAACATGGTTGAAAGATACTTTGTATGGAACTGAATTGGCTGAACCATCGTTCCCGTCATTAGAAGAATTCTTACGACAAGCAATGTTACAAACAACACCAGTAGTACCATAAGACTACTAATTTCAAAATGATTACAAAAACTTTAGGAGGACTATTTCATGATTAAAGAAACAATTACTTATACAGATTATAATGGTAACCAAGTCACTGAGGATTTCCGCTTTCACTTATCAGTTCCGGAAGTAATGTCAATTACAGCTCGAATTGGTATGGATTTGGAAGAATACGTAAATAAGTTAAAGGTTGAACTAGATGGTATGAAGATTATGGAAATGATGCAAATCCTTATGTTAGAATCTTACGGTGAGCTATCTGCAGACGGTAGATTCTACAAAACAAAAGAGATTAGAGACCGTTTCGAATACTCACAAGCATACCCAGTATTGTTCGAGAAGTTATTCAATGACCCAGAGATGACTAAACGCTTTGCAACTGGTTTAGCAGCTACTGTGTCACCAGGTAACGTAGAACAAGAGAAACAATAACCAATTAATTAGACAGGAAGGATTAACTTCTTTCCTGTTTTTTCTTAAGGAGGACCGCTATGATAGAATTACAATTCGGTTCCGTAGAAGTGTTTGATCCACTGACATACAAGGTAGTAACGTTATCACCTAGGAGTTTCAGGTTTGAACACTGTCTTAAATCGCTTTATAACTGGGAAGCCGAATGGCAACAACCCTTTCTACCAAAGAAAGATTTCACTATTGAGGAATGGGATTCATACGTTATGTATATGTGTCTAGATACAGGGTTCTCAGAACACTATTTCAACGATGAGATGCGATACAAACTATTCGAATACATGAGTCAGAATCAATCAGCTGCTAAATTTCAAAATGAAAACAACAGTCCAAAACGGGGCGTGGTCCAAACAGCAGAAACCCTATATGGGTCTATGGCTCAACTAGGTATACCATTCTCCTGTGACGAATGGCATCTAAGTAGACTAATCGCCTTACTGGCAACGAGGGTTTATCAAGAAAGTCCTCCTAAAAAGATGAGTCGAGAAGAGGTTCTCAAGCAGAATGCCGAATTAAACGCTAAACGTAAAGCTAAAATGAAGGGAGGTTGATAGTATGAGAGTTACATTCAGTAGGACAGGGGAATTTAAACCAACGATATCTTGGTTGCAAAGACGTACAAAACCAACGCCAACAAGTGTTTTAAACCAGATTGGAGACCTTGGTGTTGAGTCTTTAGCTGAACATACGCCAAAAGATACGGGTGAAACGTCTCGTGGTTGGGATTATAAAGTCGTACCTGGGATTACTCCGACAATCTCATTCTTCAACACGGCTCACCCTAATGAATCGGTCAACATAGCTAAGATTATTGAGTTAGGACATGGTACTGGTACTGGTGGGGTTGTTTATGCCAGACCGTATGTTAAACGTGCCATGACACCAGTCTTTGAACAAGCTAAAGAACTCCTTGCAAGGGAGGCGATGAAATAATGGCTGGTAGACCGATAGATGAACAAATTGTAAAGATGACGCTGGACGAAGCCGAGTTTAGGAGAAAAGCAGAGAACACAATCTCTATATTTGATAAGATGAGTAGTGTCTTTGGTAAGACTGGTAAAAGCGCTCCTACATTCGATAAGTCAGTACAGTCATTAGAAGAATTAAACCGTACTTCAGGAAATGTAACTATGGATAAGCTACTCGGAGCCATAGACACTGTAACAAGTAGATTTAGTGTCATGGGTGAGGTAGCTAACCGTATATTAACAAACATTGCTATGAACGCGATTAACACAGGAACACAGCTAATTAAGTCCCTGTCAGTAGACCAGATTATGGCGGGTTTTAGGGAGTATGAATTAAAGATTGGTTCAATCCAAACCATACTATCAAACACTGCTCATGCAGGTACTAATTTAGAACAGGTGAACAAAGCATTAGATGAGCTAAACACATACGCCGATAAGACCATTTATAATTTCGCAGACATGACCCAGAACATTGGTCGATTCACTACTGCTGGGGTTGGGCTAGAAGATTCGGTTACCGCTATCAAAGGACTATCCAACTTAGCCGCCGTATCAGGCTCGAATACCAACCAAGCAGCTAACGCAATGTATCAACTATCACAAGAACTAGCCAACGGTAAGGTAACTCTAATGGGTTGGAACTCGGTAGTTAATGCTGGTATGGGCGGTAAGAAATTTCAAGACGCCCTTATCGAGGCAGGTAAGAACATTGGTTCAGTTAAAGACGAGACTAAGTCATTTAGGGATTCACTACAGGATGGTTGGTTAACATCTGAAGTATTATTAGACACTTTATCTAAATTCGCTGAAGACGAGTCAATGTTAGAGGCAGCTACTAAGGTTAGAACATATACACAAATGATGAATACTTTACAAGAGGCCGCAGGCTCTGGTTGGGCTAAAACGTGGGAATTACTAATTGGTGATTTCGAGACAGCAAGTGACTTATGGACCAGAGCTAACGACGCTTTAAGTAGTGTTATTGAGGGTTCTACTGACGCACGAAACAAACTAGTAGAGGAATTTGTGAACCTAGGCGGTAGAGATTCTATCGTTCAAACTATAACAAATCTATTCGAAGCAGGTATGCAGCTTAGTAAGATAGCTAAAGACGCATTCAGGGATATTTTCCCTCCAGTAACCGCACAACAATTACTAAATTTAGTAGACGCTATTAAAGACTTCACAGCTAGTCTTACATTAAGTGAGAAGATGGCTGGTAAAGTGAGTACTATATTCAAAGGAGTATTCAGTGTATTCTCATCACTTTGGGAAATCACGAAGAGTCTAGGCTCAGCTATGTTGAATATTCTACCTGAAGGCTTAGTCAGTACTTTAGGTGGTGGGTTCGTTGATATTTTAGTATCTGCCGCAGAAGCATTATTAAGATTCAACGAGTCATTAAAAGAAGGTAATATTATAACCAAATCACTATCAGGTATAGGTACATTCTTAGGTAGTATGGTGACAGGTATTGTATCTATGTTCGGTTCGATTAGACAGTTCTTATTTGGTTCAGCAGAGAGTCTGTCTGGGGTAGGTGAAACTGTATCTGGGGTTATATCTTCTATATTAAAAAGTATAGGAGAATTCCTAGGTGGATTCACAGCAGTAGATTTACTTAATACGGGACTAGTAGGTGTGTTAGCACTAGCAGTAAATAAGGTATCTAAAATGTCCGGACCTGTTGAGGATTTATTAGAAAGTATAACGGGTATGTTCAAAGGGGTTAGTGAAGGTGGAGGAATCAAAGATTTCTTCGGAACTCTTGGCGAGACTCTAAGTTCATTCACGGACTCAATCAAATCAGTAAGTCTTATGGCTATCGCAGTGGCCGTCGGAACCTTAGCTGTCAGTTTGAAGCTACTAGAGGGTATTGACGCAGCAGATATTGTAAAAGGTATCTCAGCTTTGGGGGTTATATTAACAGGACTGACTGCTTCACTGGGTGTTATAAGTAAGATGGACTTAGGTATATTTAAGTCAGCTTCAATCGCTAACACATTCGTCGCTATGGCAGGTTCTATATTTGTCATCGCTGGAGCTCTTAAGATGTTGTCGACGGTTAGTCCAGAAGAAATGTCCACAGGGTTAAAAGGATTAGTATCAATCGTAGCTACTATGACAGCATCCATGGCCTTGTTATCGAAGGTTGATAGAAAAGGTGCTGGCGGTAGTATGCAGATTGTTTCTATGGCAGGTAGTTTACTGGTAATAGCACAGGCTGTTAAGACGTTGTCTGGTATTGACGCTTCAGGATTGACTAGGAGTGTTATAGCGTTAGCAGCGGTCGTTGCGGTTATGGCAGGATTTGTTCTATTGACTGAAGGAACTAAGATGAAGGCTGGAACAAGTACAACATTATTATCTATGGCAGTAAGTGTCAAGATATTAGTATCAGCTATGACCGACATCGCTAACATTCCTACAGACCAGCTAACAAAATCCTTAATAACTATTGGTATATTACTAGGTGAAATAACATTATTCTCACACCTAATGTCCGGTATCAAGCTTACTGGTTCAGTTGGTATGATTGCGATGGCTGTAACGCTTAATATGCTAGTAAAACCCTTAGAGAAATTCGCCTCTATGGACGGAGCTTCTCTAAGTAAAGGATTGATAACTATCGCTGCTGGATTAGGTATAATGGTCCTAGCGATGCATGGAGCAAGTGGTGGTATAGTCGGTGCAGGAGCTATGGTCGTAATGGCCACGGCATTGAATCTTATGGTTATACCAATTAAAGCGCTATCAAGCCTTAACATTCAACAAGTTGGTATCGCTATGTTAGCATTGGCAGGAACAATAGCTGTAATGGCTGGAGCTGCTTTATTACTAACCCCTGCGTTACCTGCTATGTTAGGATTGGCTGGGACGATAGCTCTGGTAGGGGTCGGTGTTGGATTGGCTGCTGCTGGATTAGCTATGTTGGCTACCGGTTTAGTTGCCATATCAGGAGCCGCACCACAAGTAATTACAGCATTAGAACAGATAATTGTAGGTATAGCAGTAGGATTAACTAACGCTGCTCCGGTAGCTGTAGAAGCTGTATTCACGATTATCCACAGTCTATTGACAGCATTCAGGGATTATATTCCAGAGTTCGTATCAATAGCTGTTGATATTATCGTTAAATTAGCACAAGCTTTAGGGGAAGGATTACCTGACCTATTAACAGCTGCAATAGACCTTATCGTCAACTTAATCAATGGTATGGCTGACGCAGTTCGTAACCAAGGACCTGAACTTATATCTGCTATATTTAACCTCTTAGGGTCTATATTAGAACTCGTAGTGACTGCTATGGTTCAATTAGTAGATACTATATTTGGTTGGATACCAGGGGTATCTGAAGCGGCTAACCAAATGGGCGATGCTGCCATTCAAGGTATTCGAGATAGATTCGGAACTGGTGAGGTAGGTGCTGAGGGTGCTCAAGCATTTGCCGATGGTATTGTAGGTGTGTCTGCTGCTGGAGCTGGTACCGAGTTAGCTGAAGGCGCTGCTGGTGGTATGGCTGAGCCAGATACAGAAGGTGTTGGTAGTGATAAAGGTGATGAGTTTGTTAGAGGTGTTAGTAGTCAAGCTTTAAATGCCAACTCTGCAGGTCGTTCGGTTAGTCAGAAAGGTAGAGAAGGTGCTTCAGCTGTTAGTTGGTTCCAAACAGGGGCTTCAGCTGTATCAGGTTTCGTTTCTGGTATATGGGGTAATATTCAGAGTGTATATTCTGCCGGTGTATCAATGGCTGAGAAAGCCTTATCTGCTGTCAAGTCTAGATTAGACTCGCACTCTCCTTCACGTGAGATGATTCCAGAAGGTGCTAACTTCGTAATGGGTATGGTTATGGGTATTCGGAAGAATACTAAATATGCTGTATCTGAAGCAGGTAACATGGCGACTAGAGCGATGACTTCTGCTAAGTCTTACGTTGATACGTTTATGGAAGTATTGAGCGAGGACTTTGAGACCAATCCAGTAGTTAAACCAGTACTTGACTTAAGCAACATGAAGAATAATCCTTTAGAACTAAATAGTAATACAAGAATCGTCGGTAATACTTCGGGTCTTATGCGTGAGATGATGAGTTATATTTCACCTAAGAAAGAATTACCTGAAGAACCTAAGACAAACCCAGTAACAGAAGAGAAACAACCTATTGTAATTAACTTCAACAACCCAGTAGTACAGTCAGTAGACCAAGTGAAAGAGTTATCTCGTGAGGCTATGGCTGAGGTTAATAGAACTATGGGTTCGTTTATATTAAAAGGTAAAGGAGGTATGACTGTAGGATGAGACCACATGAAAGGGGTTTCAGGCTAGATGGGGTGCATAGTTGGTTTGATAAGGGTATTATCATTCCAACAGACCCTCAAGTCTACTACCCAAGTAAGATAAAGACTAAAGAACGATTAATTGGTACGAATACTATTATGGATGTATCCACAGCCGTATCTGGTATGCAACCGTTTGAAGAGAGAAGAATCAAAATAACAATCAACATATTAGACTATGGAGTCATTAAGTCTAAGAATACTCAACAAAAAGCTATGGACGTTATGAACTGGTTATATTTTCCTACTGGTCGGAGAAGGCTCGAATTGGATATTATTCCACACTTCTATTTTCGTGGTGAACTACAAGAAGGAAACGACTTCGAGACGAATCTTATGGAGTATGGTATAGCTGAGGTATATTTCACATGTTATCCGTTTAGACGAACCGTCGACTCTAAAGGCGAGGATATATTTAGATCGTTTGACTTTAAGAACGGTACGAGATTTAGTAAACAACAGTGGGCGTTGCCGACTAGAGACAAATTCTCTGTACCATTGAAAGTTCACGAAGTAGGGGACGTAGTTAACCTAGCTCCGTGGTCTCAGACTTTTCTCCAAGATAGGGAACACGGGGTAACGACACGGTTCCACCTATATCAACCGAAAGTTATTAAAAGTATTCGTATATCAACCATTGGCGATACTCCGAACGTTATAGATAAAACCATCTATACTTTCGAATCTGGCGAAGAGGTATGGGCGCAGGATATTCTAGAATCGTTTGTCGATATCACATCTAAGTCTCCTGAAGTTACCATAATAAACGATGGTTCAGTTAGGGTCAAGCCTAGTATGCGACTGATTAATAGTGGTATATTCTATGCAGGGATATATGTAGAACTGAATGGTGAGAGACACTTGTGGCGGAGATTATCTGATAATAATGTAGGTATGAACGATACTATGTTCTTAGAGCCTGGTGAGAACAAGTTAAGGTTTATAGGGTTAGATGGTACTATCAAAATCTGGATTAGGGAGGAGTATCTATGATACAAGGATATTTACTTGATGATAATCTCACTATCATCCATTCACCTAGTACCAACCAAGGATATTTATCAAACCTTAATCTATCTGAGAAGATTAACGAAATACCTACTTTAAGTTTCTCATTCAACGACGCTACTCAGCTAGGCGGCTATATTCAACCTAGACGTACGAAGATTCGTATTGAGGATACTGAGACAGGTGAAGAGTTCTTCGAGGGTAGAGTCTATGACTATGATACACGAGTTGACAACATGAGCGGTTCGGTTAAATCATATGAAGCTATGGATGCTGTTGGATATTTGCAGGATTCCAGGGCACCTGACCAGATATTCTCAGGGACGTATGAGAACCTTTACAAACTATTAATCAATCATCACAACGCCCAAGTAGGACCTGAGTGTAGGTTCGAACTGGGTGTTTGTGAGATTGGTTTGTATAAAGATTATGGTGGTACCACTTCTGAAGTTGCGTTGACTGTCGGCAGTACGGCTACGGTTAAACCTAATGCTCAGTATATTTCAACCTCTTATGGTGGCACTAACTTGAGGATGGCTGACTGGCTAAAGGGTAAGACTGTAACAATCAGTGGACGTCAGCAAGTAAGTGGCGTTTGGTGGTATTATCTAACCCTTAATGGTCCTCAGGGATATGTTAGGGCGAATGAACTGGTAGAGGCTATGGCTAGTACTGGTGGTACGACGGTTAACACAGGCACTAATGGTGGATATCCTGTAGGTACTTCCGTTACGATTAAGAGTGGTGTGACAACATATTATGCGTCGTCCACATCTAATACAGGTGTACCTATACCGACAGAACCTGTTAACTATCGGACACTAACGTATATTATAGGTACTTACGCACCAGCGACTAATAGATACCCTATATATTACAACAACTCAGCTATTGCATGGATTTCTAAGGACAACTTAACATTCAGAGCTAAACCTGTTAATCCAAGCACTGGTAGTAGTTCGTATGTGGAACATCCTAAGATTGTAGAGGCTGATTTATCTACCGAGATGACCATATGGGAAGCTTTCGATGAGTATTTCTTCATGGATGGTAGGATTGAGCGTAGTAAGAATTCAGACGGTAAGAATGTTATCAATATTCGTGAGAAGAAGGGTAGAGACAACGTATCCCCTATATCATACATGACAAACATAATTGATATTCAGGAGATGTTTGACTCAAGCAACATCTATACTACAATCATACCTATAGGCAAACCTCCTAGAGTGGAGGGTCAACAGCAAGCAGCGGATATTACATTAACTGAGATGGTATCCTCACAGACGCTGTTGGATGTATTCGACGTTAAGGTTGGTAGGGAGATATTTAACAACGTTACTGGTCAGAACGACTTGAGGATTAAGGCTACTGAGTGGTTGGATAAACAAGTTAGTCAGAATATTGAGACTACCATATCTGTGTTGGACTTGTATAGATTAGGAGATTCGTCTCTAACGCCTTATAGATTGGCAGACCAAGTACTGGTGGAGACGTCCCAATTCCTTATAACAAATGGTATATTTCAAATAGTTAAGATAGAACGGAACTTCCTGCAACCATGGAAGTCTAAAATTACTGTAGGAATCGAGTTTAGTAAACTAAGCGATTTCTTCAAGGGTATAGGAGGAATGTAGAATGCAAATTGAGCAATTACAGGTCGATGTACATGTCGATATTCGTAAGAATAATACGCAATCTTTAGGCGTCACTCTGATGAGTAGGGATATTAATAACTACTCGTTTTACTTGAGAGTACTTCAGAACGGTGAGTTGTTAGTCATGGACGATTCTTACGAGGTAGAGGTGTTGAGTCTGTTTACCGCATCTAAATCTAAGTTGTTAACTAAAGGGACTATTAAGAGTCATTATGTCGATTGGCAATTCGACCCAGCTTATATTAGTAAGTCTGAAGTCGTTAAGAACTACGTCTATGTTCGTAAGAACGGTGTACTACTCGTCTCAGCAGATGCTAACTGCTTTATATTTAACGTAGGTTTGTCAGCTATTGATAAAGACGCAGGACGAGTGGCGGAGGTTTATGATGAGAATTATCAACGATATTTAGATGAGTTTAAAGGCGTAGCTGACTTCACGGTCATACAACAGGCTGAAGCTGACAGAGAATCTGCTGAGGGTATCCGCAAGAGTAATGAGTTAGCTAGGGTTCAAGCCGAGGGTCTTAGACAGTCTGAGTTTGAAGCTAACGAAGCTTCTAGGGAACAACAAACCACTATTGTGAATGCTAATGGCAACTCTAGATTGAAGTATTGGTTCGGCAGTCAGGCTAGTTATGACGCGCTAGTGACTAAGGACCCAGACACCATCTATGATATTTGGGAGGTGTAGTCTATGACTCGTAATAATGTGTTCGTAGGAGATAGACGAGTCTTACGACGATACATAGGTGATAAGTTGATATTCGATGACCTAGATAATAAAACGGAGATTTTATCAGGTACAGAAATTTACACAGATAAAGCAGATGACAGTGTTGTGCATGTAGAGGTTGATGGGAAGAGTTATCAGGATGCTGGTGGTGGGAAAAATTTATTAATAGGTTACAACAGAGAAACACTTGAAGTACTTAATGATTCTACTAGTGAACGGTATATTTACCCTTCAAAATCTGTAATTAGACTAAAACCAAATACTACTTATA